TCACGTGATTGAACATCTGCAGTATTAGCAAAGTTACGGTAGGTACGCAGTGGTGCATCGACCACACGAAACACATCCACGGTACCACCCGTACGAACAGAACCAATGTACTGCTCGTTAGGATCACGATAAATGTCAAACCAATGACCCAGGTGTGCATTAGCTCCTGTGTCCTCACGTAGAAATTCACACCCTGGACGCTTACCTAGCATCCTGGTGACGTCAGGTAGAGCGTTTACACAATCTTTAACCTGACCCGAAAGTTTAAGTTGGTCAGGTTGTTCTGAGATACCCGCGACATAGCTCGGGATTGTTTGACTAATAGAACTCATCGCTGCAATGCACTAGAAGGAGAATAGGAATCCCACACAGTTCCATCACGCCATCCCATCATGCTGTAGTCACCCTGGTTGCACTCATACTCCATGCAATACGCTTGGGCTCGAACCTCATTCTGTTGTAGCATTTGAACTAGTTGTGGGTTAGAGACCAGCTGTGCAGCAGCACGGCTAGCAGCCCTGTAGATAACAAGACGTTTAAAAGGTTGGGGTAGATTAGTAAACTCTAGAAGGTAGACATAATCAAGATCAATAGTACCGTCATTGTTTAACAATCCTTTGGCTTTAGTAAATTCATTGGTGTGCTGTACCTTGTCATACAGCTTACCATCTTTGATAATAACGTTGACATTACGGTTTCTGAAATCACCAGTCATGTCAACTTGTAAGACATCATCAGTAATTAAGATTTGATCATTAGCGTCAGGTGTCTTGGTGACATGTGTCTCAGTGTTAAATGACCAACCCTCACTCTGTACATCACGGTTACATTCTTGCAACAGTTGGTAGATGTAGGAGATCTCAGGGTTAGCGTAATCAAGTGTAGTAATAGGTGCTTGACCGATCGCTCCCAGCACTTGGTTGACTGCGGATAGTTCGGTATCGGTCTTAAATGTGGAGGAAGAAGCGGTCATAGTTTTAAAGAAAAAGGGGAGCCATAAGACTCCCCAGTATAATCAGGTTCGAGTGATAGTTGGAGTATCAGCTTCGACAGTAGGGTATGCGAAACGCAGACCTTGAGTAACAGAGAAGACGCTAGAACGGGTAGCAGAGTTGCTATCACCGTCAAACACACCACCCTGAGTCAGGGCGACAGAGAAGCGTACAGCTTCGTCACCAGCAATGCTGACGCTGCCATCCATGTTACCATCAAAGGCTCCACCGGGACGGTTACCGAGACCCCCAGAAAGGGTCCCAGCTACACCTTGGTCACCGGCAGCCGAAGTTTGGTTAGCCATAGTATTTAATAATTAAGAATCAAGATGCGGAAAGCTCACTACCATCAGCAGCTTTACTTTGCACACCACCAGACACCGTACGACCAACTTCCACAGGAGTGGTAGGGTTGAGCGTCAGGCTAGTGATGAATGCACCAGGAAGCATTGCATTGGTTTGAGTCACAATCCGACTAGTACCAGGAGTAATCATAGTAGTCTCCTAAATCAGACAGCTTGCAGTTCGATTGCAGCGGCAGGGTTCAGAGTGCCACAGCCCATAGCCATACGACCGACGACAAGATCGCCTTGGTACATGGTCTTGATGTCAGAACCAGAAGTCTGGATCGAAGGACCCACGGCTTCGACACAAGCAGCTGCGTCACGGTAGTAGATCAGACCAGCGTGGCTAGAGAAGTCACCACTGTAATCGTTGTTCTCACCTTGAGCGGTTGCAACGGTACCAGCCAGGAACGGCAGGTTGTTGGAACGCTTGATGTCGATACCAGCAATGCTGTACACACCGGAACCAGCCTGCAGGTTAGTACCTTGGCTGTCGCGGTTCAGGATGTTGGTGTCTACTTGTGAGACCAAAGCATAATACTGGCGAGGGGAGAGGACGGCGGTGCGTCCGTTCTTGGGCATATTCTTTTCGTCAAGAATGGAAGCGGCTTCAAAGAAGGCGTCAACCAGGGCTTGAGCGTTGAACTCATTGTTAGCACCCAGACGGATCACAGAACCACCGGGCTCAGGACCAGGAGCTGCAGTGATAGGATGAGCTTCACGTGCTGCCAGAGCAATCGTACGGAAGATCTTCTTATCGTATGCCTCAGCCAGAGCGTGACCGATCTTGGCAGAGATTTCAGAGCGCAGGCTGTAGTGAGCCAGAGTCTCATCGAGGTCATAGACAAATGCCGAAGAAATCAGCAGGTCATCCATGACGATAGTCTTCTCAGCCACGGGGAGTCCACTACCCAGACCAGCTCCACCATCGTTAGAACCGAGGATAGGCAGACCAGGGGTGTGATACTCAGCCGACATGCGACCGGTGAAGATGAATTGAGCAGCCTTGCCGTTGCGCAGCTGACGGCTTTGAACGGTGCCCTTAGCAATCGTAGCGCTTTCATACGCTTTGATCATTTCGCCCGTAAAGAGCTTCAGGTAAGTTGCATACTTAGCGTCGTATGCAGACACGACTTGACCGTTGATAGTTACGGTATCACCGAAACCAGTACGACCAAGACCAGGGTTCCGGTTAACAGAACCAAAAGAAGTACCCCTTACTTCATTGTTATCAAAAGTGGGTACGTTAAAAGTTGCCATTGTAATGTAGAGAGTGTATGTTTAACAGTCTCTTAAAGCTTTAAGATATTTAGTTGAAAATTTTTTTGTGGTAAAATTCAACGTCTTACCGAACGTTCGGCAATTGGTTATCCCGTAGGGCCAAAAGCCAAAAGAAAGGAGAGTCCGACTCTGAGGTGCTCTCCAAACTACTGTCAGCTAGCGACAGTTACTTGAGTCTTAGATGCGTTAGCAGGGTTGGTAGCATCGCTAGACAGTGCACAGGTGAAGGTGTACGTATCAGCAGCATCAACGTGTGCAAAGATAGTATCCAGAGCAGTACCAGCCAGTCCACCACCGGTCAGATCGGTACCATCTTCTGATTCAAAAGTGATAACACCACTACCAGCAGAGGTAGCAGACCAGGTGTAGGTAGTCGTAGTACCAGCAGGTTCAATAGCGTTTTGGCAAACCAGTTTAATACGGTTTGCAGCAGCAGTACCCATGGTAGCAGGACCTTCAACATAAGCCCAGGCATAGGTGTCAGGATCCATAGAGACACGGTTGTCACTGCGGACAGTTTGACCAGTCAGGGGCTGGCCAGAGGGAGCTTGCTCGGTGATGGGTACACGAGCAGTTTCATAAATAAGAGGTGCAGACATTTAATAATTACCAGTTTGCAAGAGTTTTCGGGCGGACAGCCAGGGAGATCAACGTGGTAGCTTGGTTGCTATCGTCACGGTTACCCACCAGGTTCTGGCAATCAGCCAGCCGTTGTGCTACGGAGCCACTAGCAGGATTGTCACCCTCAGCTTGGTTGCCGGGGATGAACAATGGATCTGTTGAGGCTGCAGTCACATAAGTTGTTACTTGAGCAGCAGGCCAGGCGTCTCCGCCGGCTCGCCCAAATCGAGTGCGTGCCATATTGTTAATAATAGATTTTAATGTGGTCTATTCCCACCGTCTAGACGGCGAAGGGTGTCCCGTAGGGCCAACGCCAATAGGCAGGGGAGGAATTGCACCTCCCCAAAAGTCTACTTGCCAGATTTAATGTAAGTAACGCCGCGATACTTCAGCTTGGCTTGCTTGACAGCAGCCTTTTGCTCTTTGACGCGAGCTTGCAGTTCAACGGTAGGCATTGAATTTCTCCGAAGTACCACACCCCCGTTCCATGGTGTGGCGTCATGCGTCCTGCTGGAATGTTTCTTCTAGAACACACTTGTACAGCATGTTCTTCAAATACAAAAGTTCTTGCTGCTCAAATGCATCACCACCGCTCCAATTTTTGTGATGAAAATCAACAGACTTGTAGATCAGTTTGAGAGCTTCAGGTGTTAGTTCTAGTTGATAGATATGTTCCATAAGGATGAACGTACGTTACTTAGAAGGAATATTTCACACCAGCTTTAGTGCCATAGTCATTGGTACCTTCGTTAAAGCTGGCAGACAGTTCGCCATAAACTTTGAGGTGATCATTTGCTTTGACACTGAAGCCAACCTTACCGGCGGGAACAGTGTCAGA